GTGATGGTCTCGGTTGTCGTGGTGATGTCGTCGGTTTCTGTGGCTGGCTCGATCACCAGTGCGGGCATCTCGCCCCGCGCAATCGCCTGTTCCCGATCCCGGTAAATCCTGGAACCCAGACCAGTGGTGCCGGCCGCCGCTGAGGCAAACGCCGCCAAAATTTGCTCACACCTACTCGCCGTCATGGGGTCCGCTCCTGCAGGGCCACGCCAAGGGCCACGTTGGCAGCGCCACTGAGGGCCGCCATGGCCTCAGACCGAGGCGCCCGGCACGCTGCACCACCATGCCCACGCAGGCACGCGGCCCAGTCGATAACGCCAACACCCGCGCCAGATAGCAGGCAGAGGCCGGCAAACAGCAGGCAAGGACCAAGAAATTTGGTCATAGCTTCCCCTGCCTCAATCGCTCATCATGCTCATCTGTAATTTTTTCCAGATGACTAAACCGTCTTTCGGAGTGCTCGATCCAGATCCCAATACGGGCCTCGAAACTCCCCAAACCCTTAGCGATTTGATAAAGAGCTTTGACGCCACTTCCGCAAATTGCAGTGGCCAATGCAGCAAGAGCAATGGCGGCTTCGGGTCCCATGGCAATCCTTTGAAGAGTTGATAGATCCATTTTAGATTGCCGAAATGGCGGCAATGTAGGCGTTACTTGCTTTCTTGAAGGCTCAACACGGTTACAAAATCTGCAGGAAGGTGACATGATTGGGCCAGGGCTACAAACTGCGCGACATCTTCCGAAGCAATCGGCGCAACGGCGACGACGACTTGCCAGCACCCCCTGAAATCGTCGATTGATCCCGTTTCGGCCTTCAATAGCGCCGCCGGGAGTGCCAAGGCTCCCGCGGGAGCGCGAGGGATCGAGTTAGCAATTGCTTGGTTCAAGACTGGATTCGTCAAGACCATGGTCTTAAATGTGAACCAATCAGGAGCAGGCGGAGCTGGAGGCAGTGCAACCAGCTCCCAGCCGTATGTGACGGTGCCATTTGCATCGTTGCCGTTGGGATCGGTGATGGAAATTACAGGCTCCAACGGCTGTAACGCGAACGCGGCCTGGTCGTATTCTTCGGGCTTTGGCTCGCGCACAACCTCCATCACATAGGTTTCGTTGCGGTTCAGGCCCACCACGGGCTCGTCGTCGTCTCTAGGGTAGGGACCGAGTTGGTTGGTGAGGCGGCTGAGGAGGAGGCGGCTCATGGTGGGTTAGATGGTGGGGGCAGCACTTTTGTAGGGGTGTCCAGCGGGAAGGTTGGCTACAAATTTGTACTTCCAAGCTGCCCAGCCTTCAAGAAGCTCAAGTTCAGCAGTGCTCAATACCCGACTGAGATAGCCACATGCTCCAAGGATTGCCTGGCATGGTGCGGATGGGACTTCGCCAAAAATTAACCGCCTATCAACAGTGTCGCCTGCGTAGATTGGATTCGTAACCGTTACTCCGCTGACTGCATTTGTTCTGCAGTTGTAAGTTGAAGGCGATGTCCCAGATGCACTGTTTGTTGCTGTCAAAACATAAGAAGTGCTGGCTGCTAAAGCTGGGTTTGTATTTGTTTGGTTAACCGCAGAGTGTGCTAAAACTACGCGAGAGCTTGCAGCGTAGCGTACATACCAGTTAATACGCATCTGAGCATTTGGAGCTTCCGAGCAATAAAGAGATACATAGTCAGGAGAAAGGTTTATGCTTGTGGCCACCAAAAAAGTTGAGAGGGCAGTCCCTGGCTGAGGCGCGGTATGGGCAAGAACCTGCCCAGAAAAGTTGCCGCCGCTAATGCCTGCCGCCCCACCGAAGGAAGTTGCAGACCAGATTGGCCTGTTAGCGGAGGTGGACTGCGTTGCGTGGTATCCGTTGCCAGATAAATCATTTAGCTGTGACACTCTTGACGATCCGTCAACGGAAACGGAATCAGCTATGAATAGCTGAACCCATCCAGAAAGGTTTTGCGGGGTCCACAACAATTTATTAAAAGTATAACTATTTCCCCAATACTGCATCATTACCCCGCCCTCCTGGTTGGCAGGATTACTTCAAGTCCTGCGCCTGCAACAGTTGATCCAACCTGAGTAACAAAATAAGACATAGCAGAACCCACTGCTATGGTTTGGCTGGCAGCGATAAACGCCGTGGAAAACGTACCGGGAGTGGAAGCAGAATTAGTAGAACCCACTGCTATTGTCGGGAGCGTTGCGTAGATTGATGTGCCGTTGATTTTAAGATCAAATTGCATAGAGGCGCCAGTCGGTGCAGTCGCAACCGCCCAGATGGGCAGGTCACTAAGCACCATTGCCGTACGCAGGTATGGCGTAGTTTTTTTAGCAACAGACGTAGATGCCGTTAAGGCAGTAGCTGGGTCTGAGAGCGGAATATAAACGTCGGAGAGTGTGGTCAGGTTGACACCGCTGAACGCCAGGCCCAGGGGGGCGTAAACCTGCGGAGCGCCGGGGGAGGCAGCGCCCAGGATGCCAGCTACCTGGGTCAGCCCGCTGCTCCCGATCGCGCCTAATGCGGCGGCGCCAAGGTTTGTCCTTGCCGTTGCGGTATTGTCAAGATTTGCCAGGTTGTCGGCACTGTTTAATAGTAATCGCTCAACATTATTAGAATCTTTGTATTTAATCGTGTCGCCAGATCGGTAGGCGTGGCCTGCTGCTGTGCCAGCGGAGTTAGGCAGCAGTAGGGAGGCGCTGGCTGATAAAGCGGTAAAGCTCGCGGCGGCTGGGGTGGTGCCGCCGATGGCGCCAGGGGCGGCCAGGGCACCAGATGCGAGGGCGCCAACATCGGAGGCCCCCAGTACGATCACACCGGTCTGCCCGTTGACCGATTGAACCGGGGCGGCAGGAATTTGGCTGGTTGGCACTTGGCCATTAACCAAATCGGCCTTGGCGGCCAGGTAGGTCGCCAGGGTTGACGGTGCCACGAAATCCGTGGTTGCTGCAGTTGCCGCCGACCCCAGTCCCAGGGCGGTCCTCCCGTCTGCCTGGGTGGCGGCAGTGGCCACGGCCCGGCCCACCGCCGAGGAGTTGGCCTGCCACCATGCAGCGGCGGACTGGAACACGCGCTGGGGCGTAAATGCCAGGCGGCTAGTTGATGTGCCGGCCTCAGCCTGGGCCTGGGTGACGGTGGCGGCATTCCACTCGCGGGAGTTGCTCAGCCTGCTGTCGCCTCCCAGCACCACCTGAGTTGCGCTGGCGTCGCCTGTGGCGGGCACGTCGCGGGATGCTGCGGTGCCAAGGGTGGGAAGGTCGGCGGTGGCCAACGCAGCCAGCGCCGACGCCGGGGCATCCACCGTCACGCCGGCTTGCACCATGGGAACCCGCTCGTCACCACCTAACGGCAGCGTCGCGTCTGGCAGGTTGGTGATCGTGGTTGTTGCCATGGGTTCAGGCTAGGCAGTCTGAGCAATCAACAAACGGCCATCCTCGGTGATGAGATTGCGGCCATCCTCAGTGATGAGGTAGGTAAGGAGGTCAATAAATCCTGTGGCCAACTTCAATGGCACAACAGAAAAAGCTCCATCGGAAGAGCGCATAGGCTCATGTTCGACGGTGAAATAGGAGCCATTGACTGTGATTGAATCGCCGTAGTTAAGGTTTCCAAATAAATCAGTTCGTACTTTTATGGCATGATTCAATCTCACAACATCACCGCCGCCTAGTGTCACCTCAGAATCCTTGTCATAAATCCCCATACCTGAAACGGCGCCCGCTGTAACAGGAACGCCGAAGTCTGCAAGGAACAGATCAAGGTCAGCGGTGAAATTCACCCGCCCTTGGCCTCCTTCGCTTTGGTTGGCGGGCACACCAAAACCGCAACGCCCAGGGCCACCAATTCATCCGCTACCTTATCGGCAGCGGTGAACTGATCGCCCTCGCTGTATTCGGCCCCATCGTGGTTGACGGGGCCATTGGTGACAACGAGGGTAGCCATCAGGCAACAGCGGCTTTGATGAGGTAGCCGGCGGCTTGGCCAGCGATCACAGGAGCTTCGCAGCGGGTAACGGGGAAAAACTGTGATTTGGCGTTGCGATCAAAATACGGCTCTTCAGCCATCGGGTAACCGTTCAGGTTGTAGGTGTACCCAAAGGTTGGAGCACCTTGATCGGCAACGCTGGCGGTGTCGGTGTAGGCCAACACAATGTCTTTACCCCAGACATCAGACGTCGTAGTGGCATCATCTGCAAATGTAATGGCGTCACCAATATACCAGTTAGGAATACCAGTCAACTCAGACAAGATGGCCAGAGTTGCAATTTCGCGGCCAGTGTATTTGGTGTAATCCTTGATTACCGGATGATATTTCAAGGATGCCCAAACAGCAGGGCCCATAACGCCCACGTTAGGCCGCTTGCCAATGCCCTTACGGATCGTTTCCTTAGCGGTTTCGATCACGGTCAAAGGCTGACTTGTGCCACTGAAATCGCTGAATTGAGCGGTTCCCGACAGGGTTGTGCGGTTGGTGCTCAGATGGTTAGACAGGGTGGTTGCCAGGGTGGCCTGGGCAATCTCCAACCGCAGCTGCAGGATCCGACTGGCGCCATTCAAGGCACGGGCAGCACCGTCAAGGCCGTAAGCCCGTTCGCCTTCCTGCTGAATTTCCATCGGCATCTTGCCTTCGATGGAGGCATCCACCAACGAATAGGTGGAACCGCTGTAGCCAAACTGCACGCGAGGAGTGGAGCTACCAGGAGTGCGCTCCAGGCCCGCATATTGCATGAAATGCTCACGACCAAACGTAATGATCGTGCCGCCGCGCAGATCAACTGGGACTTGGGGGAACAGGTAATTGCCAACAAGGTCATTTTGGCTAATGCCTTGGGCAATGGTCGTAAGGACCGGGTTGATTAACCTGGACTGATCAACACTTAACTGGGGCATGGTGTCCTCTTAATTAGTTAGGAATAACAAGCATTTCGATTTGTGCCCCAGCGGCACTGCCGGCGGTGATCGCACGGCCAACGATTGCGCCACTGGAACGAGTAACGACCCGACCAGAGGAGTCAAACTCCAGGAGCGCATTGGCGGAAACAGCAGCGCCGGCTTCGGCGATGCAAGTTCCCAACACGGTGACGGTCGTCCGGGCACCACTGACAGCGCCAACGGCGGCGATGTAGCCATTACCTGCAGCAGAAACAGCGGCACCGGCAAGGGTGGCGCCCCGGAATTGAGTCAAGGCAGCTGATGCCAAGACCGTTTTTTCGAGAAGTGAAATACATCCAACGGCCATGATCAGATACCTCCGTTAATGGATTGAGCCTGAACAGCCTTGACGGCCGACAGATAATCGACACCAGGGTTCGCCACCTGATACGCCTTGGCGGCCCTGTCCAGAGCGGCGGCATCGGTGCTGGCATCAAGGCCCCCAACAGGGCCCAGCTTGAGGGGAGTCGGCTCCACGTCAGGAGCAGCAACGGCAACCACGGGAGCAATCGCATCAGACTGTCGAGCCTGAGCAATGGTGCTCAACTGATTGCGGGCAGCGGCCAGCACCTGAACAGCAGCCTCCGGTCCGGTGGTAATACCATCGGCGGCCAACTTGTCAATCAGGGCTTCATGGCCCGGCATCGCCATAGAACGGACGGCCGCGATTCGCTCGCGCTCGCCTTGTGCTCCCTCAAGCCGCAGCAGCTGCGCAGCCTCAGGGTTTTCGGCCGCCCATTCGGCGGCCAATACATCAAAACTCATCGGAGAGATTGCATTGGGTAAGGGAGAATTGACCGGTATGCGGATCACCGCGCGGTCGTTCGTTTCAGCGATTACCCTCTCAAGCGTAGCGATTCCATCCAATAGGCCAGCGTCCACCGCTTGTTGGCCAATGAAAACGCGACCATCGGCCATGTCGGCAACGACTTTGTCGGGCGTTACGCCACGCTGCAAGGCAACATCACCAACAAACAACGAATAGAGGTAATCGACCTGGCTTTGCATGGTCTGTTGACCAGCGTCCGAGAGGGGCCCGTATTGGCTGGCAATGCGCTTGAATCGGCCGGCAACTATCTCGGTGGTCTTTAGTCCTAGGGCCTGCTGCTGCCCAGAAACATCGGTGTGGGTGGCAACGACTCCGATTGAGCCGACCTGATCGACCGCCGAACTGGCGTAGACGCGATCGGCAGCAGAACCGACCCAATACGCGGCACTGGCCATCGTGCCTTCTGCCAGGGTTGCGAGGGGCTTCACGTCTCGCGCTGCCATCACCGCGGCGGCTGCAGCAGGAGTCCCAGCAACAGCTCCGCCAGGGGAGTCAACCATCAATACCAGCGACTTAACCGCTGGGTCATTCAGGGCCGCCGCAACATCGCGCACAAACAGCTCCGACGAACTGCCGCCGCTCATCTGGCTCATCAAATTCATTTTTGGCGCGATCACCCCCCTCAGTGGAATCAGCGCCGCCCCATCGCGCACCTCATAACCCTGGGGGGCGTTGTCCAACTTTCGGCCGATCTTTGCCTCTAAGGCTTCAATGTCAATGCCCTCGCCACGAAGGTGGGCAGCATAGATGGCCTGAATCTC